ACAGATTACTTAGCTAATTCTGATGTTGTAATGAGTGATGCTGTAAAAACATGGCGTCAACAACTTCGCGATTTACCTCAAGATAACTCGACGGAAGCTGAATACGACGCATTACTTGCAACAGATGCAGATGGTAATTTAACAAACACAGTTTGGGAGAAACCATAATGGGATATATAGGACCAGGATTAGAGTTTGGAGCGTTCCAGAAAATCGATGACATTAGTTCAGGATTTAACGGATCGGCAACCCAGTTTAACGTACAGATAGGTGGTACCACAGCAGAAATAGCAAGTTTAAATCAGCTTATTATTTCTATATCAGGTGTCATTCAAGAGCCTAACAGTGCATTTACTTTTGGTAGTTCTCGTAGTACAATAGCCTTTACAGGACCACCAGCAGCAACAGATACATTCTTTGGTATCTTACTAGGAAATAGTTTTGATGCAGGGACGCCTGCCGATGCCAGTATTGGTTACAATAAACTAACAACGATCAACGGAGTATACAGAAACGTGCAAACTTTATCACAAAACATTACACTAGCAGCAAGTGACAATGCACTTGTAGCTGGGCCATTTACGGTACAATCTGGTTCAACCTTAACCGTACCATCAGGAGCAACGTTTGTTGTAGTATGAGCACAGTAGAAGTAAATAAAATTACACCTGTATCAGGAGGCACCAGTTTACAAATTGGTGAGTCAGGAGATACTACTAATATTGTAGGCACTTTACAAAACAATGGCGCCTCTGTTGGCGTTGCAGGAATTTCATCTTCGGCTGATGCAACAGCTATAACAATAGATAGTGGTGAAAGAGTTGGTATTAATAGTAGTAACATGAGTAGTCTTGATGCAGACGCTAATCAATTAGTTGTTGGCTCTGGCTCTGGCGACCAAGGTTTAACTGTTTATTCTGACGGCTCTAGCTCTGGTAGTATATTTTTTGCAAATGGTACTGCTGGTGCACAACCAAAACAAGGTCAAATTGTTTATGAACAAAACAATTCTACCATGCTTTTAAAAACAGCTAATGCAACAGCTATGAGTATTGATGGCTCTGGTCGTATTTTAAAACCATTAAATGTAATGTTTCAAGCTTACGCAAGTTCTAATCAAAGCATTAGTAATTATTCAGATAATGATGTGGCTTTTGGTGGAGAAGATTTTGACATTGGGTCAAACTTTGCTTCTAGCACTTTCACCGCACCTATTGCAGGAAAATATGTATTTATGGTTAGGTTACAAATAGCAGACGCAGTAAGTAATTGGATTAAAGTAAAATTAATTCCATCAGGAAAACAATATCAATGGCAGTGGAAAACAGGTAATACTGATACTATGTGCGAATTTTCACAAATTGTAGACATGGCTGCAAGTGATACAGCAAAAGTAACTATTGTTGCTGATGATAATAATTATAGTATAATTGGGGATTCTGGTAGTACGTATCATCAATCAACCTTTAGTGGATATTTATTAGGATAAGGAGGTAAACATGGCAAAAACAATTACAATTAACGTATCTGATGTAGATGAAAAAATACTTTATGACACTCTTAGAAAAGATGAAAGTGGCGTAGAAGGTATTCAAGATTGGACAGATAAAGCTGTTACAGGAAAAATTAATCATGCTTGGAAAGAATTTAAAAAGCATTGGGTTGATGTTCTTATGGATGACAGTTCTTTTACTGATGCAATTCCATCTAATAAAACAGATTTTGTTAATTTAGTAACGGCTCGAGCAGACTATAAAGATAGAGATGCAAAAGATTTATTACCAGATGGTAGCGATTAATGGCTTCACAAATTAAAGTAAACGAAATTATCAAGCAGTCTGGATCGTCAATCACGATTGGTGAGTCAGGGGACGCACTTACTTTTACAGGAACACCTTCTTTTGGAACAGCAATTCCTGTTGGATCAGGTGGTACTGGATCAACAACTTTAGCTGGTGCAGGTTTAACTAACAAACCTTATTTTAAAGCGAGACTAACAGCTTCACAGAGTAATATTGGAACAAATAATACTAAAGTTACTTTTAACGAAAGAGTTATAGACCCAGATAGTCTTTTTGATACAACAAATCATAGATTTTTACCAACAACATCAGGAACATATTTTTTCAGCACAAGTCAAAGATTATATAGTTCAACAGCTAGTACAAATTTTACTTGTTATCTTTTTAAAAATGGAAGTATCCATACTAGAATGGTTGAAACAAGAGATAGTGCAATAACCTATAGTGCTTTCACTGGTACTGCAATGGCAGAAGCTAATGGCTCTTCTGATTATTTTGAAATTTATGTAAATATTTCTAATAATACTGCAGATGTAACAGCAGACCCCGCAGATCAATCTTGGGGTTTTTTTGAAGGATTTAAATTAATATGAGTAGTGAAATAAAAGCAGATAAGTGGTCCCCCGCTAGCGGAACGTCCGCAACGATCGGTGACTCAGGTGACACGTATACT